TCCAGTAATCCCGACCAAATATAGTTTAACTTTCTGATTATAAGGATTTTAACCCATTTTTGGGGTGTTTTAGTCGGTAAAAACTCGGAACGGTTGAAAATAGCTATATTATATATATTAAGGTGAAAAGTGCTCAAAACTTGATAGTTAGAGCAATTAAAATCCGGTAAAAAGTCGGCATCATTATTTCAAATACACCATGTCTGCAAGAAAATTAAAGATATGGTTAAAAAAAATTATTCCTTACAATCAAACGAGGCTGTTCTGAGCAGCGTCATTGGATGGAAACCTCCTGTTTTCCATCAGAGATCTGAGTGTTATGTCTCCTTTTCCGCTTTTGACCCGTCCTTTGGCCGTCTCAGAAGAAAACGAATCATGCTTGACAGAATCAAGGGTAAGCGTCAGCAGCGTGAATATGCTGATGCACTGATGAAGCGTCTCACAGAGAAACTCATGGATGGCTGGAACCCATGGATAGAGGCAAGCCAGCCTCTCGAGTATACGAAATTTGCAGATGTATTGCTCAGATACAGAGAGTATCTGCAGAAGCTCTTTAATGAACATAACCTGCGTGAGGAGAGTCTGAAGGACTACACCAGCAAGGTCAATGTCCTCGAGAACTGGATACATGATAAGCGAATGAACATCACATACAGCTATCAATGGGACCACCACAATGTGAGCAAGTTCCTGGATTATATTTTTGTAGAGCGGAACAATACTGTTATAACCAGAAACAATTATCTCACATGGCTCAAGACATTTTCCAAGTATCTCCTGGAGCGAGGCTATATCGGTCAGAATCCTACTCAAAGCTTCGAGCGTATCAAGAACAGACGCAAGAAAGAGCGTGATGTGATACCTGACGAAGTGATGGAGCAGATCCGCGACTATCTATTGAAGAAAAACAAGCATTTTCTGCTTGCCTGCGAGATATTGCACTATCTGTTTGTGCGTCCTCGTGAATTGTCTTTTCTGAAAATTGGTGATTTTCAACTGAAGAAGAAAACGCTCATCCTCCATGGGGAGCATACGAAAAATGGAAATGATGCGACCATCACCCTGCCATCTCATGTCCTCAAGCTGATGATTGACTTGAATATATTTTCATATCCGAGTCAATATTATCTTTTCTCCTCTGATTTCACTCCAGGAGTGGAGCACAAGAGTGAGAAGTTTTTCCGTGACTACTGGCACAGAAACCTTCGCAAGGATCTCGGCTTCTCGATGCGCTATAAGTTCTACAGTCTGAAGGATACTGGTATCACGAATATGCTGAGAGCTAATACAGACGTCTTGTCTGTCAGAGACCAAGCACGTCACTCATCCATTCTCATCACGGATATCTATACTCCGAAGGATATCAAAGAAGCAAATGAACTCATTTTGAATTATCGAGGCATTCTATAATAATAAGAGGCGGCAGAGCAGTTCTGTCGCCTCTTATATATATAAGGTGTCATGTCAACATATAGAAAGTGCCCGTCATGATAGGCTCTATGCCATCATTTTTAATCTCCACCTCCACTTTTTCGCAAACGAAACGTTTGCCTCTTATGATGTATATGTCTGATGGATCTGGTATCTTATCTGACTTAAATTTAATCTCAAGACTATTTTTATTATCAATTTTATATCCTGTTTTATGGAATAAGCCGATGCTATTTCCTGCAGTAAAATACGGATTGAGCGATAGTGAGCTTCTCTCAATATCTCTGTAAGGGTTAGACAGATCTATAGAGCCATGGCCTATTCTTCGATATTTAACATTGATGCGGCAATCCGTGATGAAATGTGGCCATCTTGATTTCTCCCCCACCCATGAGACAGAGAAACTATCTGCATTTTCATATTTCTGCACTCTCCCCGGCAAATAGAAAAAGATATTCATGCACTCCTGATCATCCTCGCTATTATCTAATGACGAGTCATCGTCCAACGCATCCTGCACTGACACGTAGCTAAGGCCGTCATCATCTGTATCATTATCCTTTGCATCACTCTCCTTGTCGTTTGGTCTTGAGAGCATGTATCTCTTCTCCTGATGTTTATTTTCAAAAATGGATGACTTGAACTCAACGTCCTCCACAACCTGCGCAGCTGGCGATATATTGAGGTCTGTGTAATCGTCAGATGCCGGATCACGCACAAGTGGTGACCAGACACCAGCTAACTGCCATGATCTGTTGCCATCAGTGTCCTCGACATAGATATAGTAGCTGCCCTGCCATCTTATGATGGTAGTGCGCTTCTTTTTCTCATCCCATCCGTTTGTGTCAACCTCGAACTGGTTATATGGGCCGAATCCGTCAAAACTATTAAAAACGGGGAAATTATCGAAAACTTTCTGAGATATACTCTCGTATTCGTCTCTGTTGGCCGCCTCCCCTAAGTTGTATTGTAAATTGGCGGTTGACGAAGTGGTGAAAGAACCATCTGAGTCATAATCACCAGTGTACTCTTCAAGCGGCTCCACATTAACGTCCCCTACAGTTGTCAACTCAGATGCCTTGATAATCTTACATGTCTTGGCCATATCATCGAAATAAACTGTAGCGTTGAAGAGTTTGCGAAACTCTTCGATGAAGGTGTATGCTGACCAGTGAGGCAGAGCCTTGCGAAGCTCCTGCGTTTTGTAAGCTGATGCAATGTAGAGCTGGTTCCATGGGCTCACGTCGAAATCATTGCGCAAAAGACGGTAGCCCTCATGCTCAACTACTTTTCTGAGGATATACATGAGGTTAGGCTGGACGGCAATATTAGTTATGTACGGGTCTTTGGAGCCGATGAGATTTCCAGTCCGGTCAACTCCAACAAAGTTGGCTATGAGATTATGTGTCTCGTCCCTGCAAGGGACATAGCACCACTTTCCGCTCTCTCCGAGAAATTTTGTCTGGTCGGTATCCAGCCTATATACACTCCTGAGTTTATATAAGATATCGTGGAATCCTGCAGACTTATCAACAACAGCTCCTGGTGGTGTTGACTCACCCATGTCAATCTCGTCAATGTAGTGCTTGGTCATGCGTTCATTGAATTTGATGCGTGACTTGCCGCCAACAATCTGCATTTTGACTTCTTTCTGATTAATAGAGAGTACAGTTCCGACACCGCTCATGATGATTTTGCCATTGCAATATAACTTGCAGTCATCATATTTAGCAATATTCTTTTTGACTTCAAGCCGTGAGACGTTTTTGAAGATGACTCGGTTCTCCAGTATATTCATGGGGAAGGTGATGTCATAGGTGTACTCACCATCATCGGTGACATACTGGTTAGCGTATGTCACCTTGATGGATGATGTAGATATAGGATAGGCTTTATGCCCATTGATAATGCATGTAATCATACTACTTGTTATTTAGAATTCTCTCATAATCTTTAAGTCTGCGATGTATGCCATTGCGCCCGGCAATAGGGACTTCCAACTCGATGCCATCATCAAGTGCCTGGTTGAGACGTGTGATGGCGGTATTAACCCCATCGAGGGACTCACGGACCTCACTGTTGTCATTGCTGACGTTGACGATAGGAGTGACGACTGCAGCCCCACCACCAGAACCGAGAGCTCTGCTGATATCATCAGCGGTCAGTGAGCCGACCGTGTTTGCACGCTGCGCTCGATCGATGAGGTCGAATGCCGGGCGTATCGATGAGTTATTGACAGCCTGATGGTTGGCAACGAACTCACCTTCGTGGACAACACCTGCCTCTCTGCGATATCGCCTACCTCCTGTATAACCGCCAGAATAATATCCGGCTTGCTCTGCCTGGTGCTGCTTCTTGATTGTAGCAATCTGCAGCATACCAGCTGCAGTGGCCATGCCTGCTGCGATCGGTGCTAAGGTCCAACCTATTGTTGGTATCTTGGCAGCGGAAGAATATGCATTGATGGCAGCCATTGCAGTAGAAGCGATAGCCTGAGCAATCTCAATCTTCATGGCTTTTTTGCTGGCTTTGGTCTTGGCAGCAGCCAATTCTTTATCACGTTTTTCCTCCAGTTTTTTCTTCTTTTTGGAGTTGTTGCCTGCTGCAGCAATCTGCTTTTCGTAGTTTTTGGAGATTTTAGCCTGCTCCAGATCTGAACACGCTTGCGAATAAGCTGATGCGGCTGACATGATATTGTTGATGCCATCGTATGCAACCTGTGTGCTCTGCACCATTCCATCGAGGAAATTTGAAGTCACCTGCGCTTTAGCTTGCATGTAGGCTGCATGGTTCTGCTCATCTGAACCATAGAGTTCTTTCAGTTTCTCCATGGTATTCTGATAGTTCTGCACCTGTGAAACGAAATATCCACCGAAACTGCCATTTGTTGATTGTGCATCCCCGGCTGCAGCCTTGGCGCTATTGACCATCTCATTTGTTTTGAAGTCAATCTTGGATTGTGTAGATCCTGCTCCATGATCCTCAGCCTCAATCTGCGCTCTCTGGGCAGCGAACTGCTTGGTTATCTCCAACTTCATCTGCTGATATTCCTCCTCCTTGATCAGTCCCTTTTTGTAGAGATTATCAAGGCCATTGAGGTACATGGTTTCCTGTGCCTGAACATCCTGCTTGCCGAACTGCTGACGCAACTCCTTCAGCTGGCTCATGTAGTTCTCCTGCATCTGCAGCTGGTGGTCGAGCTCAGCCTGCTCCATCTCAGCCTTCAGATCCAGCCACTCCTCGCTGCCCTCTCTGTCTTTGTAGAGTGCAAGACGTTTTTTCATGGCTTCGACATCATTCTTATATAGGGCTTCATTGAGAGCGGTATCATTCTGATAGATTTTCGAATTGACATCATAATATTGCGCTTTGATGTTAGCCTCCTTCTGGAGGCGTTCACGCTCAATGGTCTGCTCATTCATCTTCTGAATGGCAGCATCATGCTGCTTGACAACATTGACCTGGTTGTCAAGTAACTGCTTGTACTCATTACTCTCAGCACCATACAACTGTTTCAGCTTGGCAAAACCCTTAATTTGGATGCTCTGTCTGTCATCGATGAACTGCTGATAGGTTTTCTTGCCTTCTGCATAGGCTTTGGCGTTGTCTGCCATCAGTTCGTTGGTCTCAGCCTTGATGCTATCGGCTGCCTGCTTCTGCTTGCGTTTGGCTTCAGCCTGGCGCTTACGTTCCTCGGCTGCAGCTGCCTTCTCTGCCTTGACACGAGCCTTGTGCTCTTTTTCTGAAACCTGATGAGTGCCGGCTGTACTCTGCTTCTTAATGATGGTACCATCATTGCCCTTGCCATTGAAGCCATTATTGCGCCAAGGTTCAGGGTCATTCACCTCAAAATGCTGTGACTCCAGTTGATTAATCTTGTCGATGAGTTTCTGCTGATATTGCTTTTCACGCTCAACACTCTGAAGGAGCTGGTCTTTATGGTCGGATGCGAAGTTCAACTTCTGTGTCTTTCCACCAGCCAGAGGATTGAGGCGGTCCCAAAAACGCTTCCAGAAGCCTCTACTGTCATTATCAGCCTCTCCTAACAGATCTTCGTCCTCTGCTTGCTTGGCGATAGACTCTGCCAGTTTTTTTTGTAAGCCATCGATGACGATTTTCTTCTTCATCATGTCGATGTATGATTGAATCTGTCTCGTAGCTTGACCTGTTCGAACTGCCTCTTCAGTAATGTTGCCCAGATGCTCACGCATGAGCTTTCCATTGAGTTCTTCGAGTGCTGCCTTGCGGTCAGACTCGGCATTAGTGTTAGACTGAATGGCTGACACGAGTCGCATGATTGCAGCTTCCTCTTCTGCAACCTGCTTGTTGGCATCGGTCACGGCATCATTGTAGTCACGCTGAGCCTGCTCTGCCGTGCTCGTCTCCTTGGATAAGGTAACGATTGCTGCTGTGAGGCCTACGACAACAGCTATCACGGCTGTGATAGGGTTGGCTAACAACACCTTGTTCCACAACATCTGCGCAGCTGTGGTCAGTTTTATCTCCTTCGTCAGCGCCATCTGAACAATTGCCATTGTCTTGAGAGCAGATGTCTTGAGCCCCATGAGGAAGATATGCGCTTTCTCTCGCAGAATCATGATGTTAAGCCATAGCATCTGTGCTTTGTCTGCTATGAGCTTAGCCTTAGAAATAGCCGTGTATGTAACAATAGCTGCAGTCAACACAACCAAAACTTTCCAGTAATCTCTAACAAAGTCAACGAGTGTTGAGAGTGCTCGAACACCGAGGTTAGCTGCAGATATACAATATCGTGCCGCAGGGTAGAGCTTTTGCCCCAACTCTATCGCAAGATCCTGGAATTTCTTTTGAGCCTTGTCGAGCTGTGCCCGGACGCTCTCATTCTGAGTATTGAACTCGTTGATGACAGATGTTCCCTCAGCATATGATTTTGTGGCAAGATCCTGAGCGGCCTTGATATCATCAAGTTTGTCTGCGAGGACGGTAAGGACACCAGTTGCTCTCGATCCATCCATCTTCATTTCCTCGAACATAGGTGCGAGTTGTGCAAAACCACCCTTGGAGCGAAGTGCTGCCAGGAACTGGAGGAGTGCTCCATTCGCATCCTCCTTCAATGTCTTTGAGAACTCCTTAACGTTGAGTCCTGCAATCTTGGCAAACTTGGCTGAGTCCTGGAACATCTTGGCGAGAAGGTTCTGCACGGCAGTAGCAGCGGTCTCATCCTGCTGCATGTTCTGGTCGAGGACTGATGCGAGACCCATGATCTGCGCCTGAGTGAAGCCAGCTTGTTTGCCAACACCAGCCACACGGGCGGTGAAATCAACGAGATAGCCTGCTGAGGCAGAAGAATTCTGAGCCAGCTCATTGACTGCAGAACCAGTGGCGAGCATCGCACCTCGCAAACCTTTTGTTTTGTCCTCACCAAACATTTGAGCCAGTTTACCTATTTGCGAGACAGCTTCATCTCCGAGATCATCACCTAATGCGACATTGATTTTATCGGCACCGTCAACAAACTCCTCGACGAGAGAAGTTGCCGTTATGCCCAATCTACCAGCATCACCTGCCAGTTGGTTGAGTTTCTCGCGAGCCGTGCGAGTCTCCATCTTCTTGAAGTCCTCGTTCATACGCTCCACCTCATCTGCAGTCTGTCCTGTATATTTCCGGACATTGGTCATCTCCTCATCCATGGAGGCGAACTTCTCGACGCAGCTTTTTATTGTGAATGTCAAGCCAGAAACGGCAGCAATTGCACCTAATATGACCCCCTGCATACGGTTGAACCAGTCTGCAGTCTTGTTTATCCATGACTGCTGCGCTTTACCCTCAGCACGTACTGCCTCCAATTCTGTTTTCAACTGCTTTGCCTGCTGCTGCATTTGCTTGAATGCTTCGGACCCTCTGTCCAGACCTCTCATCTCCTTGTTGAGAACCTTCATTGAATATTCCAAATCACGGACAGATGATGTCTTGAGATGAGCGAGTGTGTTGTCAACGAGCTGCATCTGACGCTTGGTCTCCTTGATATCCACATTTGCCTCTCCAATTTCTCTGTCATACTGCTGCATGAGTGTGACCACCTTCTGCTCAGATTGTCTAATGCGCTCAAGTTCTGCGTCAACGAGTTTCAACTTGGCGGCAGACTGTGCATAAGAATCTGACGAAGGATCAATTGAGTTCATCTGTGAGCGAAGCTTGCCTCTTGTGAAATTGAGATCATCAATGGATGCATGCTGCAGATTATTGAGCGTTTGAGTCATGCGCTGCGCTTCTGCTTCAGCTTGTTTGGTAGCCCCCTTCAGATGCAGCATCTGGTTTTTGACTTTAGAGAGCTGCTCTTCTAACTTAGCATAATCTGATGGGTCAGAGACTGCTTTCATCTGTCCCTTCAGATGTCTCGCAGCTTTCTCCAGCTGTCCGAGACTGGCATCAGAGAGATTGTTGAGTGTCTCCTTGACGCTCATGGTAGAGTTTTTGAATTGCTTCATCTCTCGCTCAGCAGCCTTCAGGTCTTTAGCGAGTGATGCGCCTAAACGGGAATCGCCCGTCGAAAAAGCATCCTGTTTAGCTTTTTTCAGACGAGCGACTTTGTCCTCCAACTCCTTGAGTCGGTTTTTCGCCTCCTCAGAGTTGAGTTTGACGATGGTTGTATATACTTCCTGTCTTGCCATTATTTGCTGACTTGTATATAGCTATTATATAATATTGTAGAATGTGGGTTGAAGTTCAGCACCTTGACATTATAACCTTTTGTTCCCCACTTCCACCAAAGAAACTTATGTTTAAACTGTCTTGCCACGATGCATTGAAGGCTGTCTCTTGCTCTGTATGTCAAGATGGAGTCTGCCGTATCAAGACGCAGTGACAACCATGCATCACTATATGCGAAAACAGAATTATGTCTGGTTGTCTTGACTGAATCAGCAGTGACCATGGACACTCGCTGATCTGAGACAACCTGACTGATTTTCAACTGCAGATCCTTCAGAAGTTGTCTGTCTGCAGCCAGCAGTTTATATTCGCCTCTGTCCATGACCATCACCTGCTGAGTGATGAGTTTGATGGAGTCACGAACAGTATCACGCTGCAGCGGTGAATATTGCAACTGCAGCTGGTGCAGCTGCATTCTCATCTCCTCATTAGCCTTTTTCTGTCTGCTGTCGAAAATCAGGAAACTGCCGACAATCGTCAGCAGCACCATCAGGAACATGCAGCCAATGACCATTTTTCTCTCGAATCCCTTCATGGCTTCAATTATTTAATATCAGCGTATTCAGGAATTGCATCGAAGCATGGACAGGCCTTGATGCGCTCCCAGACGTCCACCTTGCCGTTATGGTTAAGGTCTGGTGAAATATCTCGATGTCCCAGAATCTTAGCTTCAGGATATCGCTGCTTCAACTCAGTGAGAAGCTCGCGCAGTGTAGCTTTCTGCTCATCTGTGCGGTTGTCGATAGGATTTCCTGAGCGTGAGATGCCACCCATATATGCGACATTGATAGACTCATGGTTGTATCCTTTGACTCCATTCGATGGCAAATCCTCTGTCATGAGTTGCGTAGCTTTGCCATTAGCTTCCACAATCCAGTGATATCCAGGATAGTGCCAGCCCTTGTTGGTGAATTCCTTGAGCAAGGCATCGACTGACCATGTCTGTCGGCTTGCTGTACAATGAACGAAAATGTACTTAATCTTTCTTTTCATTATTATTGTGATTTTTGAATTTATTCTGGAGTTTGTCGAATTTGACATCCATGGCGATGTTCACGCCAAAGAAGGATGCCACATACATGAGGCTCTGCCCGAAATACCAGAGGACGTTATCAGTCACGTCCTTGGAGAGGAAGTAGCTGATATAGACCAGTGCAATGGCAAATGCCAAGACTACCATGGCGCTGCCGTATTGAATTCTTTCTTTAGTCTGCTGCTGCATATTATCTTTTTTACTGCAAATATAATATGCAAATGGATGAAATAAAAATACGGCTTAACCAGAACAAACTGATTAAGCCGTCAAGATATGGTTATTAATTTTCGCAAGAGCTATTGATATTTGCTCCAATCAATGGCATCTTTCCGTTTCCATCCGTCATTGATGGTGTCATTGATGTGCTTCTGCACAGATAGATAGAACGCCTTGAAGTCCTGCAATGATGTGAACTCTCGATAGACTGGAGCATCTTCGCCACCCAGTTTGACCTTGTATGGTAGACTTTCTCCCTGCGTCTGCACTGCAAGATCATAAGCAGCTTTGTAATTAGCCTGGTTCTCGGCAGATAGCCAGACAAGCTGATTTTCGTATTTGAGACCGGACAGAATGGTTGTATTCGTCTGCTCATTGATAAACTCTGTGATGACTGATTTAATGACTTCGAGCTGAGGTTTAGCAAAGAACCGATGTTCGTAGTAGTCAGCAGATCCGTCATCCTTAATCTGCACATCGAATCTGATGCGCCAATAGCCTCTAACCGGATTAGTGCATTCTAAGAGCTGCACGTCAGGGCTACCGTTAATTTTTTCCATTTAGGTGAAAACATATTTGGTTTTACCGTTGCCAAAAGACATTGCCTTGATGGTTGTCTCAAATGGGAATCCGTCTTGCATCTCCCCAATTTGGCTAAGCACATTTTTCATTTCCTCCGAATTTGTAATAAACTTTTTCATTTGCCCCCCCATCTCTATTGACACGACACATCGATCTTCGCCTTCTCGTGTCTTGACACCGAGTTGGAAATCATGCACGATGATTTGCAGATTGACGAGATCTCTTATAGAGATTGTATCACCAGGAAAATACTTCTGCCCGTTGGCAGGTTTATAAGTGACCTTTAAGTCTTTGAATGATCTCATAGTTTTTTCTCCTATCAGTTTATTATTGAGATTAACGCAGTCGGCATGTTTCGTCATGCCCACGAATGTGGCAACGAGTTCATGACGACGTTTGCGCGATTTGATTTTCTTGATTTTAGCTGCGAATTTCTTCTTGATACGCTTGCGAACAAGAACATGATCAGGATAGATTTTATATCCGACAAAGTCAATACCTTCGGAAACCGGAAAAACTCTCTCGTTTGGTTTAATCTCGAAGCCAATAGCCTCGAGCATTTCGTGGATGGCATCTCTAATCACCCAGAGTTCCGCCTTGGACTCAGCAAGAACCAGGCCGTCGTCGCAATATCTGAAGTAATTCTTGACGCCAATCTCGTCTTTGAGAGGGTGATCGAGGTGGATGGACAGAATGAGATTTCCAGTTGCCTGTGATGAGCGTAAGCCGAAGCTGATGCCCGTCTCCAGCATATCGATGAGACTGCCAAGTATCTTCAGCAGGATCTTGTCCTTGAACACATGAGCGAATGCATCCTTAGCGACTTGGTGAGCCACATTATCATAGAAGTGCCTTATATCGAACTGATAGGCATATCTGAGATGTGGATTTTCTTTGAGGGCTTTGCTCACCTGCAGCATCGTGTCGTGTGTGCCTCGTCTCTTGATACTTGCCCCTGTTGTGCGAATGTATCGAGCGTGCAGGTGCTTATCCACGACATTCATAATTGCATTGCAGCCTATTCGTCTCTCCATGACGACAATCTGCAGTCTGCGATGCTTGCCATACTCATAGATATCGCGCTCACGGTATTCGGTCACCGTGAATGTGCCATCGGCTATTTCACGCTGAAGGTTGGCGATAACTTCCTCTCGATGTGCCAACAACTTTTTTCCTTCACGGCACTGCTTACGGGCGATGCCCCTAAGAACCTGGTCGAAGGAGCTGGACATATTGCCATGTTCGACGATTTCCTGTATTATGTTGCCTTCTCTGCGCATAGCCTTCCTTAATGGGGTCCGACTTCTTCGAATCCTTGAAGGACCTACCAAACTCTACCCACTCCTTGATTTTTCGCTCTGTGAGCGCGGCTCATCTCCCTCGGTCACTGCCTTGCCGACACGTCGGCTATGCCGTAGAACCGATTAAATAGTAGTTCAGACGCGACCCGTAGTTCGCATTCGAATTCGAGGCGTCGTTATTCGCATTCGTGTACGAGACACCGCCATTCGCATTCGCATTGTTGCAACCCCGAGCGAGCACACGGTCTTGGGAGACTCTGCCTTTCGCCTGCAAAGGTAATATATTTTTTTCTTATATATGCGAAAAACAAAAAAAAATCGACCGCCACAGGCGGTTTTTAATCACCTGCTGCATGTCGATTTTTCCGATTTTCGCTTTATGCAACTTCTCTTGCCGCTTTATATCTCGCTACGCTCGACGCTTTGACGAGCTTGCCGCGGAAGGCCAAGCGCGACCCGACAACCGTGCTCGTGTACGATGCGTCGTTATACGCATGCGAGTACGAGATGCCGCCATACGAGCTCGCATAGCCGCAGCCCCGAAAGAGCACACGGTAGGCAGAACCAGAAGTCCAATATGTATCGCCATAATATGTGCTTGCTGACCCTGATTTTGCACCAACACCAATGACATCACCATATTGTCCATGATAGACATTTGTAATCCAGATACCGTTATTTGATGATGATTTAATGTAGCGGACTTTGCCATCTGGCATGAATATGCGAACCATGTTTGAATGAGCACTGTCATTAGGCATGTCGCAGTTATCCATCATATCATATTTGTGTCCGTAGATATCCTCGTATCCGCAGCAACAGATGCTGTTTACCTGCTTGACGATGGTAGCTCCACTCTCTTCATCACCCTCCTGGTACCAGGCAAATTGATGCACGCCATAATCTACGATGCTATTCGTGATTGATGCATTGATTTGCCTGGCTGCATCAAAACCGATGGTATCAGTCATGCCGTGCGACATTGTCCCACCAGTCGTGCGCATATTGGTATGCGAGCCAGCACCGCACTGTTCCTGTGAGTTGCGACGGCCATACTTCATGTAGAAAAGGTTGGCGATGTCGCTATGCATGGAAAAGTCTATCTGCTGCATGCCTCGAAGGACAGAGTAATAATGAAAGTCTGACCACGCCATATTAGCGGTAGTCGAACCGCCAGAGACGCAAGCTCGGAGTTTGTCACCGACAACCGTGCTTCCGACAACAGCGCAGAGATATTCATCCACTTCAACCCAGTCTGGCTCCATATCTTCTATTTTGTCAGAATTGCTCAGCACGACCTTGTCGCCTGGTGTATTCTTATACACTGTTGCATATAGGGTCTTTGCTCCATCAGGTATATCCTTGATGATATACTGCCCTTTTTCAAATGTTTGGTTGATGGTAGGCACAATCACATTGCTGATGATGCTGCCATCCTCTGCGAGGAAGAGTGAGCAGGCCATGTTGGTGCCCGTCACAGTCGGGAATCTGACTCTGCTATATCCGCCAATATCAATCTTGATAACTGCATAACTGCTGTCTGACACGTATGACTCACTGAGTGTCTGCTTGTTTGCAGTCAGCTTATAGCCTTCACGCCAACCGCCCTTGGTCTGTTTAATCTCATCAATGCTCATCTGGATGGTATCAACAGAGACGGAAGGGACACCCTTGTTGACGCTCAGACAGTAATAATGCTTTTTGTTGAGGTAATCATTGATGCCCTTGAACCATTTGTGCGGTTCGAGCATCATGATATCTCCCTCTGTGCCGTCCAACTTGGCTGCAGTGCAGTCTCTGACCTGCTTGGCATCAGCATAGTAGTTGGAATTATCGTCATGCAGTGGATAGTAAGTTGCCTCACCATCCGTTTTGTTCATGACGGTATCTATTCCGCCCATCTTTACATTAGTCTGCGTAGGCATTTTGGTAATCTTGGCCAACACTCTGTGACGCTGACTCAAATATGCCTTGATATGACCTGATGGCTGATATGCATTGCCATATTTGTATCCAGTTTCGTTGTCGAGGTTGCTGACGTTTGCATCGTCTGCAACACTATCATCGAACTCCACCATGGTGTATGGTGGCTGCATGATGTTGAGTTCCGGATAATGCTGTTGGTATGTCTGGAACTCCACATCATCAATATATTGTGTGAGCTGGTATGATCCGACCAGACGGCAGGTATCCACATTGCCGCCAGTCTCGTCAACACCTCCCATCTCCATGTATTGACGCAGGAGTGATCCGTCACCCTCCTCGTTGATGCCTGTCACACGGAGGTATTTGACGTTAGGGCATTTGGCTCTGAGTGCCGTCCACTCGATGCCGGGGCAACTGTCAATGACGAGACGTGTGATGCTGTCCGTGCCCTCCAGTGTCAGATTATCAGCCTGCAGCTTCGGCAGATATTGCAGATCGAGTGTCTGCAATGTTGCAGGCAGAACCGCCTTGACAAGCGGTGAACCCTTGGCAAAGGTAACACCTGTGAGTGCTGTGTCTGATGCCTCGAAGGTCTCCAACTTGGTGTTGTGGGTGAGATCCATGCCAGTGAGCTGCGTGCTCTTCAGTCCGCCCATATTGAGAGATCGCAGGTTCTTGCAGCCATCCACTATCAGGTTGTTGAGCGTTGTCTGTGTGCCAGCGCAACTGATATCGAGTGTGGTGAGTGCCGTGAGGTTGCTCAGGTTGAGTGTCTGCAGGATAG